TTTTACTTTGAGCAATTGCCACAGGGTAAAGTTTTAGGTGAGGACATCTACTTCTGTATTAAGGCTGCAGATGCTGGCTTTAAAACTTATGTAGACCATGATTTATCACTAGAAATTAAGCATATTGGTACTTATCAGTATGGATGGCAAAATATAGGAATGGATTAACTATGGCTTTCACAAACTACTCGGCACTAAAGACCACAATAGCTAATTACTTAGGTCGCACAGATTTGACTACTCAGATCCCTGACTTTATTACTTTAGCTGAAACTCGTCTTGCTAGAGAGTTGCGAACAAGACAGATGTTGAAGTCAGCCACTTCTCCAATGACAGGTGGTGATGCCAAAGTCGCATTGCCTACAGATTTTCTTGAAGTTAGAGATTTATATATCCAAGGAAACCCAAGGATGCCTGTCACTTATCTGTCCCCTAGTGCCTTCACAAGAGATGCTAGGGCAGATGAGTCTGGCTCACCTTTCTATTACACAGTATTGGCTTCAGAGTTTCTATTTGCTCCTATCCCAGATGGAACAAAAACACTAGAGATTCTTTACTATGCTAAACCTGTTGTATTGTCAGATAGCAATCCAAGCAATGTATTCTTAGCCAACTATCCTGATGCTCTACTTTATGGTGCATTATTAGAGGCAGAGCCTTATCTCATCAATGATGCTAGGGTTCAGTTATGGGTTGGTCTTTATGATCGAGCCATTAACTCTATCTCAGAATCAGATGAAGGCTCAGAATATAGCGGTGTCCCATTACAAATGAAAGTTACTTCAAGATAAGGAAATATCATGGCTGAAATGTCAAACTATTTGGAAAATGCAGTTATTAATGCAGTTCTCCGCAATACAACTTATACAAGCCCTACAGTAGTTTATGTAGGTCTATTCACTAGCGATCCTACAGATGCTGGTTCTGGTACTGAAGTATCAGGTGGCTCTTATGCTCGAGTTGCTGTTACTTTTGGCGCACCTAGTGATGGTGTGTCTACAAACAGCGCAGCAGTAGAGTTCCCACANGCTACAGCTAACTGGGGTACTGTGTCTCATATTGGTATCCATGATGCTCTTACAACAGGAAACTTGCTTTTCCATACAGCNTTAGACACTTCTAAGACTATTGAAACAGGCGATATTTTCAAGATTGCAATAGGTAGCNTATCAGTAACTTTGGCTTGATAAATCATGCCAGCAGATATTCAATCACCATTTAGTCTTGAACAGCTAGATTTATTTAGCACAAGCATAGATGGGCTGGCTTTTTCTTTAGATAGTCCTTTTTACAATGATGCTGGCACTTTTATTTTCTTTGGTGATGGCTCTGTTAGCTCTACAGCTAGTGTTTCAGTTGATGCCTTTAGGGATAGATTTGGTGTAGCAATTGTTACAAGTTCGGCTAGTGTTGCCTCTGATTCAATAAGGATTAGGACTTCTACAGGCGCAGTTTCATGCACAGCAACAGTAACAGCAGATGCAGATGTCATTAGATTCGCATCAGGCTCGATTACAGCCTCTGCAAGCGTTTCTAGCGAGGCAATTAGGGTAAGGACTAGCACAGGCTCAGTAAACTCAATAGCGACTGTTTTAGCCAATGCCTTCAGAATAAGGTTTGGTGATGCTGCAATTACTTCAACTGCTACTGTAACTGCTAATGGTGCAAGAATATTAAGTGCATCTGGAGCAATTACTAGCTCTGCGACAGTTTCTAGTGACTCTATCAGAATAAGAACTTCTACTGGATCAATTAATGGACTATCTACAGTTACAGCGTTGGGCGGTGTTCAATACTCAGGCATTGCAGAGATTACAAGCATTGCAACAGTATCAGTCACAGCAAATGCAATATTTAGCGCATCAGGCTCAATTAGTAACTCAGCTAGTGTTAGTTGTGTAGGCAGAATACTAGGGGATAACTGGAGCTTAGATCAGATTGGTTCAGAAGAATGGACTCCTGAAACTCCTGATTCTCCTAACTGGACAGATGTAAGTGCAAGCAATGATTCTTGGACAGGTGTATCAGCAAGCTCTGCTGTATGGACTTCAGTCTCTAATGGCACAGAACAATGGGTAAATAAATGAATCAAAGAATAACTTTTGGCGAGTGGCTTCCAGACCAACCTTCTGTGACAGGCGCATTGGTAAAGGCTAATAATGTCTTTTCTAAGGCTATTGGCTATGGAGCTATTCCATCTGCTGTGGACTATTCAGAGGATGCTTCTGAAGATTTAAACAATGTGGTAGCTGGTAGAAACCCTGATGGAACTACAGCTATCTTTGCCGGAAGCACTACAAATTTATATAAGTTAGATTCTACAGACTTGACTTTGGATGATGTATCTGGTGCTACTTATGCNACNCCTGNAGGTCAAAGATGGAGATTTACCCAGTTTGGTCATAGATTNATTGCAGCCAATGGNAATGCAAGAATACAAGGGTGGTTATTAGGCACTTCTACTGCATGGGCTGATTTNGCTGCTGATGCTCCAAGAGCTAGATATGTCACAGTAGTTAGAGATTTTGTGGTATCAGGATATAACAGCGACTCAGGATTCTCATATAGAGTTCAATGGGCTGCACTCAATGATGAAACTAANTGGACTCCTTCAGCAACAACTCAAGCGGACTTTCAAGATATTCCTGATGGTGGCTCAGTAGTAGGTGTTACAGGTGGTGAGTTTGGCTTAATCTTTATGGATAGGTCAATTCATAGAATGTCCTATGTCGGTAGCCCTTTGGTATTCCAGTTTGACAATATCGCTAGAAATCTAGGGTGCTATGAGGCTAACTCTATTATTCAGTACCAAGGAGTGTCATTCTTTTTGTCTGATGATGGATTCTATGCCTGTGATGGTCAAAATATCATCCCTATTGGTAATGAGAAGGTAAACCGATTCTTTTATAGTGATGTAGATGAGGTATTCCTNAGTAATATGTCGGCTGCCATTGATCCATTTAGAAACCTAGTGATTTGGTCTTATGCCTCTAAAGGTCAAGGCGGTAATGTCGATAAGTTATTGATTTATAACTTTGAAACTAAGAAATGGTCATCTGGGACTACTGATGTAGACCGAGTGGCTGATGCTTCTACTCCATCTGTGACTTTAGAAGGCTTAGATGCTTTCTCAACCAGTATTGATGCTTTGCCAACAAGCCTAGACTCTCGTCAATGGGTGGGTGGAAAGATGATGTTTGCTGGGGTAAGAAATGCAAAAATAGTGACATTTACAGGAGTAAATTCTACTGCTACAATTCAAACAGGAGACTTGTCGGCTGAAAATCGTAAGACTGCCGTTACCCTAGTCCAACCTATTGTAGACAATGGCTCTGCTAGTGTTGCGATATCTTCTAGAAATCTACTATCAGAGTCAGTAACTTTTGGCACAGCAAGTGCTGCGGATTCAGAGAATAGGGTTTCAATTAGAAGCATGGGAAGATACCACCAATTAGAATTTACTCCAACAGGCGATAACTGGCAGACAGCTATTGGTGCTGATGTTGAGCTTGTTCCTATGGGCGGTAGATAATGTTTAGACTATTGCCACCATTCGGCTCAGACCAGCGAGGTGTTGCTGAAGTAGTCAATGGCATTATGAATGGTAAAACAAACAATACTGGTACTGTAACTTTAGCAACAGGCAATGCAACAACTACTACTATTACAGATGCTCGAATTGGTATAGATTCAGTAATTATAGTTATTCCATTTAGTGATGCTGCCGAGAGTGATGCAGCTCCTTATGGATGCTTTACAAACAATTCAGACCAATTATCTCCGAGTGTTGGCTCTACTGCGGTAGTCGTTTATGACACCACAGAAGAAGCAAGNGGTGTATTTTTATCAGATACTTCTAGATTAAATGTTAGAAACTATGGCATCTACAATGTCCAGTTTTCACTACAGTTAGTAAATAATGATAATGATCCACAATTTGCAGATGTCTGGTTTAGATTAAATGGCACAGATGTCCCAAGGTCAGCTAGTAGATTTGATATTCCTGCTAGAAAGAGCGCAGGAGTTCCAAGTCATGTTGTTGGCACAGTTAATACTTTTATTGAGATGCAAGCAGGGGATTATGTCCAGATTGCAGGAACAACCAGTAGCACAGATGTCTCATTAGAGCATTATGCTGCAGATACTGGTATCCCAAGACCAGCAATACCAGCAGTTATAACAACAGTTCAATA